ATTGCGTGGTTGCATAGCTTTGCCGCGCGTTCTGCAAGGCGGCCGAAATCTTGTCGCTCAATCCTCCGTTGTACATGTTGTTAAATGACTGGTACACCCATCCGACGCTCGGCCAAGTAGGCATTTTCACAATGCCGTCGTAGTAGTTCGCAACGCCGTTATAGGCGAGCGGATAGTAAAACTCGCAAGCGTCCGACTCCCAGGCTGCGCGCTTGGCGAACTGCACGACGGCATTGGAGCCTATCGTCTTGCCGTGCGCATTGGAAAAATATTCGCACGCGTATTCTTGCTGGTCTGATACCGAGTTCGCGACAAGCTTGCAAAACGGGTACGTGAAAAGCTTGGCGTTCTTCGGCACGTAGCCGTCGCACGAATCGAAAGGCAAGGAAAACGTGTAGTCGTCGGAAGCGGCCACCGAATCCACGCCGTTTCGAAGCCAGAAACCGAAACCGTCGGTCTTATCCGTTATCCTCGATGTGCCGCCCCAACTCGTCATCCAGAGCGGAACCATGTACGCGGCGCTAACGGCATCCTGCTGACCGTTGTTCGAAAGAGCCAGCATGAAGTTCTTGAAATCCTGTAGAGCGTTATGCCCGCCGACTCCCGCGAACACCGACAAAGACGCTCCGGAATACACCTTGCCGTACACGTCTCCCTCGTTGTTATGATAAGTACCGTCTGACAACGGCTCCACAGTAGAGCCGACGACGGTTGCGAAGGAACCTTCAACGTCCGTGAAAACGTGCTGGACTTTCAAGGAGCCTGGGTCTATGCCCTCGTTCTTGACATGCAGCCCTATGCGGTCGTCGTTTACATGCTCGCGCTCTACGAGGCAGGGCTTCAAGGCATAGTCGAACATGTAGGTCTGCACGTAATCCAGCTCCAAGTGCAAGCGCGTCGTGTTCGCCGTCTTGTACTCTGCGCGGATGATGAACGCGTAGAACCATTTAGTCCCGAAGTTCTCGTTCTGGAACATCACGTAGTTGTAATTGTAATACTGCTCGGGGTTTCCGTCCACGTCGATGGCCGATTCAAGACGCTGGTACGTATAGGTTGAAATCGTCCGCCGAGCGTCCATGAACGAAGCTACGCCCGACATCTGGGCGTTCAGGCTCGGATACCATCGAACGTGCTTGTAGCCCGGGTTCCACGGAACCGTCCCTATGCGAATCTCCGTGCTG